AAACATTAGTAGGATCAGTATTATCTAACTGGATGTTATTAGCTATGGTTAACTCATTTTCTCCAAAGTTAAGATAAAAATCTACAAAATAAGGACTGTTTTCTCTTTGTTGAACAAAATTATTGGTTTGTTCAGTTAAATCTAGATCTGTTAAAGAAGTACTATCTAATCTAAGTTCAGTTCTATCAGAAGATATTTCGGATATGTAAAGTTGCTGAAGTTGAGAACCTACTTGTTTATTAAAAAAGTTAAAATATGTAATATATTCACCTTGATCAAATCCACTATTTACAAGTACTTTTTCAGGATCAATTTCTATTTGAGAAACGGCATTATTTGAACCCGCAGATTGACCATTATCTAAAACAGTATATTGAGAAAAATTATAATCTGAAGTTAAAATATTTTGATTCAGATCATATATAAATAACTCAACATAACTTCCTGTAGATAAAGTAGTATTTACTTCAACTGAAGTAATTAGTGAAGTATCTTGTACTCCATAATCTTGAAATAAAAAACTTTGTGCATCTATTTGCGTAATTTCTGCAGCCATTATTGAGTAAGTGTTGTTCCGGTTTGTAATTCTATAACTTGTTTTTGAGCATCAAGTAAATCAGTTCTTAATTGGGCTATTTCATTTTGTAATGCTATTATTTCATCTTGGTTAGCGTCAAAAGCAATATATTCACTACTTTTTTTAATCAAATATTCATGTGAATTAGTAGCCCCTAACTCAGGTATTTGGTAAAATAGTTCGTTATACATGTTAAAAAATTCATCTACAGTTGGTTGTTGATCAATTTGTTCTTGAATTGTTTTAACGCCTAACTGTTTAAAAGACGTATCTATTATTTTAGTATACTGTCTTTTATCATATACTTGTTTATTTAGATTTACACTTTCACTCATCCGTTTACAACTTTAAAGTAATAGTTATCATCAAAAATTTTAGTAGAACCGTTAATATTAGTTTTAATTAAAATCGAATAATATCTTTCTGGTTCAAGTCCACTCATATAAACATCAAAATAGTTTCCATGTGAATTAGAACTAATTTGAGTATAATTGTCATCGAAGTTAACAACATATTCATTAGTAGCCAAGTCTTTTATAGCATAATATGAAGAAGTTGGTAAATAATTTAAATTAGTAAACAATGATGATGTTTGATATACTCGAGGAGGATATAAAGGACTTACATTTACGTAAAATCTATTTTTACTAGTAGGATAAAATACACCTGGATTTTCAGATAGAGACATTTTTAAGTCAACTGTATTGACAATACTACTAGTAGCAGATCCTGTTAATACTGTTGAATAGTCTCTCCATCTAAATTCTAAACATGGAGGGTAAATTGTATTTGTATCAACACTATAATATTTGAATATAGGTTGAACAAATCTACTTGGATTAAATTCTTGAGAACCAGTTAATTTTACTATAAAACCATTGTTTGGAATGGAACCTGTAATCCATGCATTAACTGTGTTTGTTACATTAGCTTCAATATCTTTATTATCACGTAAACTAAACTGAACATTAGATGAACCACTAAAAGCTAATTGAGATAAAACATATCCAGGAATTACAAATCCTATAGCTACATATAAACTTTGAGAGGCATCATAAAACCAATTTCCACCACCCATTCCTCCGCAAATGTTACTAAATGAGCTAGTATAAAATATTTGACCAGAAGCATTTACATATGAGCCTGAGGGAGACCAAGCTCCTGAACCACTAAAGTTAGCAAATTTCCAAGAAGCTCCATCTTCTTCTTTTGGATTATCTAAATAATATCCTGTACCATTATTCCAAGATTGAGCTATTGGAAGAATTTCTAAAGTAGTACTTTGATTTAAACCTTGAGCTTCAGCAATAAAGTTTTTAAAATAAACATTATATTGACTATTACCAATTTTATTAGAACGTATATCTAATATTTCATTTTGGTCAAATTCAACTAAATATCTAGCTACTTGGGGAGACCCATCTAAACCTAATTTATTAGATACTTCTAAGATAGCATCTAATCCGGTATTCATAGTTGGATAAGTACAATATAAAGTAGTATCTTGAGTTGGAAATATCTTGTAAACAGCCATTAGGGTATTTTATTATAAATATAGAATTATAAAGGAACTACCCTACCTTTAATGTCTTGATTAAGATATTTTACTTCAAATATACTAGGATCTAATGAAGGATAAATTACATTATTTTGAGTAGCAGATGAAATATCATAAGCATATTGAGAATAACCTGAAGTTGTCCCTGCTTTATTTGATATATTGATAGATTTAACTGTTTGAACACCTTTAATTTTGTCTAATAAAATATAAAGATCTCTAATTAAAATAGGTTGATTTAGCTGCCAATTAGATATATTAAAATAATCTTGTAAAGTAGCAATACAAGCTAATAGTACTTCATTATTATTATATTCTGGGAGTACTATGATTTCAAAATCTACACCTATATTGATTATAAAAGCATCTCTAATTTCAATATTATCTCCAATCATTCTATATTGGGATAGATATGTTCTTAAATTATTTTTTAATGTTTCAGTAGCATAGTCTAATTGACCACTACTGTTTAAAGATAGAACATATAAATTTAAGGTTTCAATTGTAGAAACTTGATTATCAGTTAATTTAGGTTGTTCAATAAATGCTTTAGAAACGGTACCATAATCCGAAGGCATACTTAAAGCACGAATTAAATAGTCATCGGCTGTAACTGAACGTTGTTGAGATGCAACAAAAGCTAAAGTATTTTGACGAATTTCTTCTAATGTATCTCCACCTCTGCCACCAGATGCAGCATCAGCATTATTTGCTGAGAGTGAACTAAATACATAATTAGCTGTAGTAGGATTTAAATTAGTTTGAGAAAAAGTAACACTAGTAGAAGTAACATTATTTAACGTGTTTGCTGGGATATTTGATTCTAATCCCCCACCTGTTAAATATCTAACTGTTAAAGTAGTGTTAGCAGGAGATATTCCATAGGTTCCTGTAAATAAAAAGTTAACAGGAGAATATGCTACGGTTAGTTTATCTTTTTCAAATGGTAATCCAATACCTACGTTATCGGCATTAGGAGTAATTTCTTCTGTAATATCGTTAGGGGCTCCAGCTCCAAACTGGAGTTGTAAACTATTTAAAGAAGTAAAACGTGTTGCAAATCGTCTTGCTACTTTTCTTAATCTTAAAAGATATGGAGTATCTCCATTAACATTAGGATCATTTATGTTAGTATTTTTTATAGAATCTAAAACCATTTCTTGTCCTAAATGATCTACTTCATACCACTTATTCCCATCAGAATCTGTTATATCTAAAACTTTAATAATGTTAGGTACTTGAATATTTACTGTTTGGTACTGTTGAGGAGCTCCAAATGAAAATTGAGTTGTATTTATAGTAGCTGAAATGGCTTTACGGCTTTTCTTTAAAAGAAAATATTGAGGTGAATTACCTGAAATTTGATAAACAGAAACTTCAGTTGGGTCTTGAGAACTTGAAAGTGAAAAATCAACTTTATCTTGAATTAAAAATGAGGCACCATTCTGTGAAGTTACAGTGGTATTTTCATTTATTATTAACGTATAGTCATAATCAGGTACAGCAATATTGTTTACTGTTTTAGCAGGAACTTGTTGATAAAAATCTATAACTACTTGAGCAACACCTGTTGTTTTAGGTCTGTATCCAAACATATATGCTAACTCAAATACATTATTTGTTTGTTGAGCATATTGAACAAATGTTTCTTGGAATTGGTTATCTAAATAAAAACTTAAAACATCACCAACATAAGAAGCCTGTTCCATAAACATCATACCCGGAGATGCTGGGGTAAAATCGTTATAGGTTTGAGGGAAATATGTTCTAGTATATTCTATTAATCGCGATCTGAATTGGTCAAAGTCACGGTTAATATATTTTATATCTCTTCTTGTAGTGGCCATTTAATTAAAATATAAGTTCTAAATTATTTTGAATATTAGTATTTGCAATAGAATAAAACAATTTTACTGTTAAAGTATTAAAATCATCGTTTCTTAACACTTCAAGAGAATCTACTACAATATAAGGAAAATATTTTTCAAGTTTTAATTCTACATTTGACTTTAATCCTTCTATATTTTCTTCTTCTATTTGAGAAAAAATAAAACTCCTTAATCCTCCCCCAAATGCAGGATTTAAAGGATACTCTCCAGGTTCAGTCAAAAAAAAATTAATTAAATTAGCTTTGACAGCTTCTGTGGTAGTAAAAGTAGGTACAAAAACAGAAGGACCACTAAAAGGAAGGTTTACCCCAACGGCAACGTTAGGATTAACATCAATAGGAGCTATCTGTTGGGGATTTATAGGCATTATTTGCTATTCAATAAATTCATAATTTGGTCCATACCTACTTCACCAGCACCTAAATTTCCATTTACAGGATCACTTACTTGTGGTCTAAATGGTACTTGAGCATCACGTGAAGTAAAACTTAAAGCAGTTTCATTCATAACATCCATATATGCTTTTCTAGTATCCATTGTTGGTGGAGTAAAAGTAGGGTGGGATGGAGAAACAGGAACAGTTGTAGGTGAATATGATTCTCTAACAACGGTTTTTGGAGTACGAACTGCTTCTAAAAGAATATCTTTTAATTCTTCTTGAATCACTTCTCGTACAGATTCTTTAATTAATTTTTTTAATACGTCGATTTTCATATAATTATAAATATTTGGTTAATCTGCTTTTAAATTATTTTGTTGAATATAGAATACTAGTTCGTCTATTAATATCTGATCAATAGAGCTAAATGACCACTCTCCTATTAACATTACAACTCCTTGTTTATTAGTTGCAGTTGCTCTTCTACGTTTTAAAGGTTTATCTGTTACTTCTGTTTCAACACCCATTGTAAATCCATTTATATTTGTAATTACTGGGGATAATTGTTGGGATTGGGTGTTGGTTAAAGCTGTTAATTCTATAGCAACTCGTTCTTGTTCAGCATCAGGATAACATTTTTCAACAAGTTGATCAAGTAAATTTAATAGTTGAAGAGCTTGTAAAAGAACTTGTCTTAATAGAACTAAAATAGATAAAGTACTAGTGTTTATGTTTTTTAGTTTTCCTATAAGTTTATCAAGTCTATCTTTATTATCTTGAATAGCTAATACAACATTGGTTGGAAGACCAGGCACTCCAGGAATACCAGTAGATGTTGGGATAGGTAAGTTTTTTAAAATATTAAATGCTATGTCTAAACCTTCTATAATACCCCCAGTAACACCTAATGCTTTAGTAGTATTGTCTATTAATTTTAAAGTATTATTTAATTGTCTAACTAATTTATTCTTTTTATTAATGAGTATAGTTAACTCAGCTTGAGTAGGACAAGTTTATTGTTCTATATATTTTAAAAACTGTTCTGGTTTAATAGTGGATACTTGGGTTAAACCAAAACTTGATACCATAGTTAATATAGAAGGAATCAAAGTTGATTTAATAGTATTTATTTGGTTAGCTAAGCGTTCTTGAGCAAAGTAATCTGCTCCTTTACTTCCCTTAGAAAGTTCTTTAATTTGATCTGTACTTAACTGAGATGAAGCTAATTTTTCTTGGTTTAAAGAGGGTAGTAAAGGTTGAAGTTGTATAACACCTAAATCAGTTTTTAAAGTATTATCTCCTTTATATAAAGCAGGTTCTAAAAATTGAAATCCAGGAGCATTTACAGTCATAGATAAACTTCCACTTTC